CCAGTTACAAAGCTAATCCACTTAGAATTGTTCTTGAGCTGGAACAACATGCAGTTCTCAGAATACATGTTGCCAACATAGATGATAAGCCTGTCGCCGTGCGGGGAAATGATCTTGAAAGTGGCTACTAACCGAGACCTAAACTTCTTAGACTCAGTAGGAGAATCATCACACTCCTTAGTTTGGGCATCATCACAGAATATAAGGTCAGGACGCTCGTGCTTAACGTTGATTCCTCGAATAGCTGAGTCTGCTCCCTTGGCTGCGAGAATAATGTTACGGCCGTGATAGAGTGCTTTCTTAAGTTCCTTGTTATCTGTCGAGAGCTGATCTGTCCAACGGCCATAAATGGCTTCTGCGTTATCTGATCCAAGCATTTCTGATACGTCAGAAACGAGTTCTTCTGCAAGCGGTCCGTTGGCACATATAACAACAGCAAATTTGATCTTGTCATATGCAATAAGCCAGGCAATTAGGATTTTGATAAAGGTAGTTTTAGCATGGCCACGTGGAAGTCCGAGAGCAAACCGCAGAATCCGACGCATTTGAGCAGGAGTTCTGTTAGTAAGCATCTTAAAGATGGCTACGTAGAAGTCTGGAAGCGGAGAAATAACGACAGTCGGCAGCATAAGGGCTGCAAAGAAGTTAATATCTACTTTTCCACGCTCGTAAGCTTCTCCAGGATCTACTGCAAGAGCTGTAGTTTCTGCTTGGACTTCTTCTGTGCTACCAGCAACAGCTAATAGTTCACTCATTTGACTTCTTCTTGAAGAGTGCAGCCAGTTTTCCGGCCGAGTTTAGAAGAGCCACCTTGCCAAGATCAGACAGAGGCGGCTTGGGAGGAATGAGCAGCACTGGAGGAGCTGGTGGCTTGTTCCAGAGTATCTTTTGAACCATTATTAATTACCTCAAACTCGTTAATATTGTTCTTTGCAGTCATCTGCGCAAACAGATTCTTAACTCCATTGGCAGACATAGGAGCCAAAGGCTTGTTATCAATAGCTACTACCTCAGAACGCTCATTAAGAGTCATAACTGGCGGAGGTAGAGCATGTTGAGGCAGGTAGATGTTTGCAACTTGAGTGATATTAGTACTTGTGTTGCCAAGTAGACCTGGATGCTTGCGTTTGAAACGGGAGTCATTAGCTTTGGTGACAGCTTCTAGAGCCTTGGTGAGATGAGGAAGCTCGGCTCCTGGAAGCTCTTCCTGCATCCTCTTAACAATATTATGCTCAAGAGATGTATAACGAGTCTCTAGGACCTCATCAGCTGGCTTCTGATTGTTAATAAGAGCAGCTTCTACCTCTAGTTTGAAGGTCTCATCTTTTAGAAGCTGCGATATGTAAGATGGTGAGCACCCAAGAATAGTAGAAATCTGGGCTCCTGTGAGTCCGTCTGCTAGATAGCTTTTGATTCGATCTTTCATGATATTCTCCTAGGAGGTCCTTTGGAACATTATAGCATCTCTTAGAGGATTTGAAGGTGGGAGAGTTCGGTGGCACCTTCTGAGGAAAAGATCTACTGATAGGTTGATGTGTAAACAGATCTTTATGAGCTGAAGATTCAAATATTATATAGGCTAAAGCTGGAAAAGTTTAGAAAAATGTGAGCGTGAGGATTGATACGCGCGCCGCCGGCAGGACCAAAAAAAAGCCACCGGGCGGGTGGCTAATTGATTGGGGCTGGATTAGATCAGTCGTGAATCTCTAGATAGTAGCGTACTTTATCGTAATGCATCGCACTCATTCTTTGATTCTGAATAGCACTAGTAGTTAGCCGGTCGATATGGTGATAGATTCCACAATCCTCTGCTAATGCAATTGCGTCGATATCTTTTCGCGCAGCTAATGCAATCTCGGCTGCAATCTCTTGTCCAATGATTAGAATCTGATTAAGTGTAGGCATTATCTATTCTCCTCTAATTAACGTTTGGTGCTGGATTGAATGGTCTTGAGAGTCCGGGGCATACGACCGAACATAAGAAAGTATGTCAATGAGAAGCAGAGTTTGCGATTCTTTTTGGCGAGCAGCGCAGCTTCGTAATGGCCGAAGGTCATAATATCGTCAGCGATCAATGAGCGAAGGCCGGTAGCAGTAGCTGAAACGATGGCGGGGAAGTTCATAATGAAAGCTCCTAAGAGATATGATGGAAATTTTGCGACTGAGCCTACATTATAAGCTTCTAGTTTATTCTGTCAACTACCGTCTATCGGAAAGTATAGGCGAAAAAATACCCGACTGTTTAGGTCGGGCATTCTTTAGAAGCGAGAGACTTTAGAAGTCAACGGTAGCAGTGTCGCAGAGTTCCATCACGCTCTCGATTGGGCGCTCATAACGCTCAAGGGTTTCAGCGTCAAGAGAAGCAGCAAACTGCTCAACATAGGCTTTGAGTTTGCCCTTGTGTTCTGGCGTGGCAAGCTCCAAGGCGGTTTTATTAGAGAAGTAGCCTACCATAACCTTAACGGTAGCAGCAGACTTGCCCAGGGTATTAGCCCACGTAGCAAAGGCGTCTTTCACTTCGCGAGCCAACTGAAGCGCAGCACCATTACCTCCACGCTCACCCTCAGCGCACAATTCAGCCCAGTTAGTAGGAATCTTGAGACCATCCTTCAAAATGGCGGTGCCCGGCTTCAGTTTATTGCGAGCATTAGCCTTAACGTAGGCCAGCATAGCCGACTGGACCCAATTAGCCTCGTCTGCCTCATACACGGGCAGACCATCTTCTGTGCCAGTAATCTTAGCACCTGCAACGATGGCCGCAATATCAGTGAGAACAGGGACAACAATCGGCACTTCACCCTGTTTCACATATTGGCTCTTGCCATTGACAATCTCTTTTTTGCTCACATCAATAATGATATTTTCCATGATCTTCTAAGCTCCGAAATGCTAGTAAATAGTCTAGCGGGTTTGGCGATATTGCCTGGGTTATGGGGCGCTCTCTCTGCGATGCCATAGCCGCTAGTTTACACCAGTTCTTCATCCTGTCAACACCTTTTTTAGAAAATATCTTAGAAGCCGATGAACGGTCAAAAGCTCACCAAGTAGCAGATTCTGGACTGGGCAGTTAGAAGCCCGATTGATTTTCCGGTCATGCAGATCAGGACGATCACACTTATCACCATCCTGACCCCCCCATCTCTTGAGCAACCTCCCCATATTTCCATCTAATAACAGATTCAGCTTCTAAGCTCTACAATGGCCAGACTAAGTACAGATCTTCTTAAAAAGGCTCTGAGAAATTAAATATAGGGTATAGAAAAATTATTTAACTAGAAAAGAATCTTAAAAAATTTGAATACACACATAAAAGACCTACTCTAATAGCAGCTACTAACCATGCCTTCGGCTAAGACGCTTCGCGCTTCTAATGAGAAGGTTAGAATGTAGAGAATCCGCAACCATTGGGAAACTATGGGGGGCCTATATTGTAGATAACCGAGACAAGCATGATCGAACGGACCACCTGACCAAAAAACCCGGTGATCGGAAAAATCTATCGACCGTGCGACCTTGATTAAATAATACAATCGCAACCATGCTCTAATATGTGGTATCCTGTCGGGGCGTGAAGAAATGTTCTAACGCACTACCTCATATCATTCTAAACTGGAGTTTATAGAATGTCAGACCTTGATTCTAAGCCCTTCCCTAATGCATTCGAGAATCTCAAGCTCAGACTTGAGCAGAAAGCAGCCGCACAACAATTAGAAGCCACGCGAAGCGAGTCTCCCGCCTTCAAAGAGTCTATCAAAGATTCTCGCAAGCTCCCTGCTAATAGTTCTGCTTCTGAAGATACTATCAACAGAATCTCCACCCGCAAAGCAGCCCACTTCAAACCTTCTAGCAGCAAGCAGCGCTTTAGCAAAAGAATCAACCTTTCTGCTTCGCATGAGCATATTGCAGCGGTGTGTGATTATACTGGCGCAGTGGTTGCAATAACCTTTCCTGCTATTCCCGGAAAGGTATTCTCTTATTCTAGCCCACTGGCTGATCTTAGGAATGCACGTGGTTTGGCTCAAGAAGGCACTTCTTATCTTCGCAAGCTGGACATTCAGACTGTCGCTGCCATCCTGATAACACTGGCTGACGATTACCTTCTGTTTCGTTATCAGCCTTCTGATTCTGGTGCACAGAAGAATGCAATCCTCCGCACGGTTGCTAAAGACATTCTGATTGATGCGATCATCTTTATTGAGGACTTCATCAATTCTAATAACTGCGGCTGGGTTCCCAAGCTCTCGCTTATTCTCTCCAACGAAATTATGCAAAGCGGTGTGCAACACCGAATGTCCGAGTGGCTCAAAGTCTCTCTGGATGCTGTGCATAAGCCCGACACTGAGTCTTATGAGGAAGCCACGGCAGTTCGCAGGACCATTTCTAAGCCAGCATCTACTGCTTCCACTAAGCGCGCAGAAGTAGCATTGCAGAAAGATTTTCGCCAGTGGAAGCGTGATTCTAAAGAGATCATTATCTCTCTGGCTGCTTCTTCTACCATTTCTGCAAAGCTCAAGGGTTTTCTGCTTACGCTAATCTCTGACCAGAATCTGATGCTTGCAGACTCTTCTATGATTGAGCTTATCTGCGAAAAGCTGCGGCAGATAGAAGATTCTAGAGCCGTGATTCTCTCTAACAACATTATCGAGTATCGCGGGAAACTCTCCGCTGTAGAAGACAATGAGTTCGATGCGCCAACTAAGGATACCTTTGCTTCTAAGCCTGTTGGCTCGGCCATTCAGCCACTGCCTGAAGTAGAAGATAATGAGTTCGCACCGGCTCTTGCTGCGCCTACTATTAGCGTACCTGCTGTCAGCGAAGCTCCTAAGCTGTCTTTCAAAGAGCGCATCGCACTTATCAAAGCACAGCAGCAAGCTTCTATCCCTGCACCTAAAGTGGAGAACGATGATGCCCCATTCTAAATTGTCTCTTTCTAACATTCCAGAAAAGATTATCAGCGTGATTGCTTCTACTCTTCCTCAAGCCTCTCCTGATTCTAAGCAGCGCGTAGCATTCCGCACAGTCAATAATGGCGTATTGCTTCCACATATTGCAGCTTCTTATCTCAAGCGTATTGTAATCATTCCTGCTAAGCTCACACTCCAGATGTATCAGCAAGGCAATGGATTCTTCGAAGTCAGGCTGGATGTAAGAGACCCTGATGAGTTTGTCAATATTACCGAGCCAATAGAAGTTATGTGCAGCTTCCAATTCTGGCACGATGGTTCTAAGTTTGTTGTTATTCGGAAAGTAAGATCATGAGCATACCTAAGAGTGCAGTTAACATGCCTTATTTGTTTCTAGAAACTTTAGAAGCAGCAGGCCACGCACCTGCTATTACATTTTACAGGACTTCTGTTCTTAATGGCTGGACCTACTATGTAGTAGAGCAGAAGGGCGGATATTGCAGACCGTCAGATAAGGTTATCACAATTCCTTCATGGTTGTGGAAGCCTAGCGCTATGGCAGCTAATCTCGGAGCTACTATTACCACCAGAACAAAGCAGAATTACAGGGTCTGGTATATTTGCCACGAAATGGCACATGCTATGGACTGGATTCGCAATAAGAAGTTAGGTCATGATGAGAGCTTCATGAATTGTCTTAAGCTCCTCTGCCCACCAGAAGCTATTGGCTATGAATCAGGCTATCAGACTAAAACAGCACTGGCCTGCGGTATCGCACCAGACGACTTCTAAGGAGCTAAGAATGAATGCAAAGACACTGGCTATTGAATCTATCAAGGCTATCAAACAAGCACAATCTACTCAGCCAGCTAAGAAAGTTCTGACTGATGAAGAATACAAGGCTTGCAGGGATATGTATAATGCACTGAATGAAGAATTCTGGCGCATGTCTACTGCTACAATAGATGCCTACTTCGATAGGCTGTTTGATATTAAGAACCGGAGCTAACATCATGGGTATGCAATGCCACTTCTCTCTCAATGATCTGCCAGAATCCGTAGGCGTTAGCAGATTCTACGACAAAGAATCGCAGACTATCCAGTGGACTCTTACTAATGGCTATACAGTATCAGGCACTGATAGCCCTAATGTCTGGTTCGATGTAGGCAGTATGAGTCAGGCAGCTTTAGATATGATCGAATGGCTCATTCGCAATCGTATTTGCTTCCAGTGCAGCTAAGGATTTAACATGAGACAATCTCTTATTCTCATTCGCGGACTGCCAGGCTCAGGTAAAAGCACATTAGCTAAAAGCTTGTCTGACAGCTACATGCTGAACGATAGTAACATGCGCTCAGTTACGATAGCTGAGGCAGATCAATTCTTTGAATCATCGCTAGGCTATCTTTACGATGCTAAGAAGATACAAGCTGCGCATCGTTGGTGTCAAATGAAAGCTGAGAAGGCTATGAAGGCAGGTGATATTGTTATCGTCTCCAATACCTTTGTAAAGCTCTGGGAAATGGAAGTTTATTTTAACATGGCCCGTGATTTGCATATTTCAGTTCAAGTTATAGAATGCAAGAACCTCTTCGGAAGCATTCACAATGTGCCAGAAGAAACAATCAAACGTATGGCCGCATCTTGGGAACACTATAATGTCACTCTCTAAACTCTCCGCTCGCATCGTTGAGCATAACGAACAGCGTAATTCTTTTGTCCAGAAGCTCCTGGCTACTAAAAAGCAGGAAATCTCCTTCAACAAAGAAGAACTAGAAGGGCTGACTGAGGCTCAGAAGTTCGCTGCTTTTCAGCACAAGCTGGAAGAGCAAGCAGAAGCTCCACGCGCAGCGATCTTTCCGCCTTCCACACCACAAGAAGCACCATCAGAAGCCCCTACCACCACAATTCCTTCTAAGCCTATTAGCTTCCTTGAAAAGCTCAGGCTTAAGAAGCTGGCAGAGCAAGCAGCAGAAGAAGAAATGGCGCCACTTCCTGCTCCTACGGAAATAGCAGAAGCTATCATGGGCACCTCTTCTGGCACTCAGGAATCCTTCTCCCTTAACGTAGTCTTGAATGATAAGCAGCTTGTTGCTAAAGACTTTGCATTTCAGGGTAAGAGCTTCTGTCTTATTGGCCCTGCTGGTACAGGCAAGACTACCGCGCAACGTGCAGTGGCTGCTGCTCTTCTAGAAGATGGCCGGCTGGAGCAGTCTAGTTACAAGCATCTTGATATTGCCACTGGTTTTACCTCGATGAAGGATGCACCTTCTATTGCATTTGTAGCTTACACTCGGCGTGCAGCATCTAATCTGCGCAAGGCTATCCATAAGGACCCAACTCTGGCAGAGAAGCTGCGTTACAACATCATGACGATTCATGCTCTGTTGGAATATCAGCCAGAAACCTATTGGGATTCTCTGGAAATGAAAGAGAAGTTTCGCTTTGCTCCTAAACGCACGGCTGAGAATCCTCTTACCATCACCCACTTGGTTATCGAGGAAGCTTCTATGCTTGGCCTTGATCTGTGGGAAAAGCTCTACGATGCCCTTCCAAGTGGAGTTCAAATTATCTTTGTTGGTGACATTAACCAGTTGCCGCCAGTCTTTGGCCCTTCTATCCTGAACTATGCTCTTACTCAGTTGCCTATCGTAGAACTGACTGAGGTTTATAGGAACCAAGGTATTGTCCTAGAGAATGCTCACAACATTCTCAAAGGCAACAAGTTGGTAGAAGATAAAGACTTCCACATTGTCCGAGGCAAGAATCCTACTCAGCTCGGCCAAGGTAAGATGTGCTCTGTTGTCACTAACATGCTCAAGACTCTTTCTGAGACTGTTGGCGATGATGGCCTCATGGAATATGACCCTGAGCATGACATGATTCTTAGCCCCTTCAACAAACAGGGTGGGCGCGGTGAGAAGTCTGATCTGCACCTTGGCACACTGGCTATGAACAAGTGGATTGCTCAATTCATTGGAGAGAAGCGCGAAGCTGTAGTCTACGAAATCATTGCAGGCTTTAATAAACTCTATCTTGCAGTCGGTGACAAGGTGATGTTTAATAAGCGCGATGGTGTTATCAAGTCTATTACAAGGAACATGGCATATCATGGAAAAGAACCTCAGCTTGCAGGCAAAGATCTTAGCCGCTTTGGTACTCGCCTTATTGGTGTCAACTCTGATCTAGAGTTTGATGATTTTGATGGTGGCCTTGATTATTCTAACTTCTCCGTGGAAGCACTGGAGGAAGAAAAAGGAGAGCGCAAACAGCAAGCTTCTCATTCTGTTGTCATCGACTACGGTGATGGATTCGAGGAAGAAGTAACAGCAGCAGGAGACTTCTCTGATGCTAGCTTCTCTCTTGGCTACTGCCTGACTGTTCACAAGGCACAAGGTTCTGAGTGGCGCAAGGTGTTTATCCTTATGCACAAAGATCACGCTATCATGCTGTTTAGGGAACTGTTCTATACAGCAGAATCAAGGGCCAGGACTAAGGTTGTGATTATCTCCAAGGATTACATCGTAGATCAGGCTATTGCCAACCAGCGCATCAAAGGTAATACCTTGAAGGATAAGCTGGCATTCTTCAACTCTGGTATCAACGATACCATTTCTGTTAACTGCACAAAGGACTACTAAAATGATTCTCAAAACTCAGCAAGGCTACAGCTTAAAGACTGTTGTAAAGAACTGGCCTAGCATGAAACCCTATATGGTGCATACTGAGCCACTGGATTTTGTAAATGCAGAAGGCTGGAGGAAATTAGTAGAACAGCGTGATGCATACGGGCCAGCAGAAGGTATGCTTTACTCTCTTAAACCTCATGAGCAACTTATGCTTATGGAATTTATCATCCTCTCGGAACAGGAACTTCAAAATGTCTGACTACCTCACACCGCGCCAAATAGAAGTCTATGAGAAGCTAATTCAAAAGCTTCTTTATTCTCCTAACACTGCTTGCTATGCTCGTACTGACTGGAGCCCTACTGAGTGGGAGCTTCTACAGTCTATTGGCCAAGAGCATCCAGACTTACCTGAGCTTGTAACTTCTAGCTTCCTTGCCTCTCATGTCCGTGAGCTTATTCAAAAATCAAATAACATGATGCAAGTACCCGACGTAGAAACTAGCCCCGGTCTTGAGAAGATGTGCAGCATGGACAAGTCTATTGCTACAGTTTATCATCTTGTCAACACTCTTGCTGCTACAGACTCTCTGTATTCTATCCTGCTCAAGATCTACGATCACCCTGATGTAGCTTGTCGAGGTCCTGAGAATCTCTGGATGATGGACATTCACATTGGCACCGCAGTTCGCAATTATGCTTCACAAGAGCGCGCTAATATCGTTTCTTTCCTCAAAGGTTTTCCTCAACAATCGGAGCCCGGTAATGACTTCTAAACTCAAACCTCACGAAACTCACAACGTCATTGTTAATGCTGGCCTTGTGCCGCAGAAGCAGCAGACCTACGTAGCGGGTTCTAAAAAGGACAAGAAACTCTCTATGCAACTGGCTATTGCTGCACGTAAACAAGAATGCAAACGCGGAGAAAAGAAATGAACACACTTGCTAAAACCGAACAGGTTAATATCACTCTCAGCTTCTCTCCTTATAAGGGAGCTTGGGTTCTTAATACAGTCCACCCAGACGGCTACCTAGTAGAGGATGTTCTTTCTATTAAAGAAGCTGAGGAATGGAAGAAGCTGGGTGCTCCTAATGTAACTTCTGATGCGCACATGAAGATGATCCCAGCTATGTTGGATATTTTCTACTAAGGAGAAAGTAATGTTTCGTTCAGGTAAACATAGACATTTCCAAGACCGTAGAAACTGGCCTGATGAAAAGCTTAAAGAACTTTATAAGCAGTCTGGTACAGACACTGGCATGAAGATTGCTATTACTCACGAGCTTAATGCTAGAGCAGGCAAGACTCCACTGCACAGCCCCCAAGCTAAGCGTCAGCGTGCTCTTCATTGGGCTACGTTGAATGCTAATAACACAGCAGGTATGCTTAACCGTGCAGTGCATGAGCTTCTGCTTTTAGCTAGAGACTTGTCTGACGCAGAGAAGGTTAAGATCACCAGAATCTGCCGCAGCATGAGAGCTACTGTCTTAAACATAGAAGAACTGATGGCTTTGTCCAAAGAACTTTATCCATCTAAGAAATCCAAAAAGGAGAAAGAGAATGCGTGACCTTGATACTGACCCTATTGGTCCTAAGAGCCTGTTGCCTGGTATTTGGATGGCTCTTGGTACTATCTCCTGGGATTCTACGAGGGTTATTTGCAATGAGCTATTCGACATTTCGCACCAAGATCATAGCCGCAAGGCTTCCTCGCTCCCGCTCACTCTTTATGTCGTTGAGTTGTGCTATGAGCAGCGACGGCTTCTGGGGTTTGAGAGTGCTGGTATTAGCAGTCATCTTTATTCTGCTATGGCTAGGGTTGAGCTGATTGCAAACTACTATTCTGTGGAAGAGCAAGATGCTATTTACAGGAAACTAGCTTCGAGAAAAAATAACCGATCAACCCATTGACAGATCAACCGATTTCCCGTACAATTTATAATTCTGGAGTTACCAATGAACCTAATATCTAAATGGTTTAGCTTATTCAAACCTGTCACCTTGGAAGAAGATGCAGAAGAACAGGCTAAGCTGGCAGTAGAAGATATTGCACAAAGCGAATCGACTATTCTTCGCGCCCAGTACATCAAGCACATGGCAGAATGGAAGCTCAAAGCCATTGCTGACTGGTCTAACAAACAAGGAAACACTAATCATGTCTGATATGGCTATCGAATTCGACGATGACGATAAGGATGATGAGTGGTCTTACAGGAGAGTGCTTGATCTTCTGATGGAGAAGAAGGAGCTTATCCTTACCATCCACGAAGATTCCGAGAAACCCCTCAAAAGGAATCTTACTGCCCTCAAGAGTAGGGATGCAGCTAAGCTCAAAGACTCTGGCCTACAGCCTGGCGATGAAGTTCTCGGTTACACTTCCTATAAGACTAAGGAAGGTGATGAAGGGCATGGACCCGGTATGATTAAACTTCATATTACATTCGGCCCTCGTAAGACTGTTAAGATTCATAAAATGGAGATTCCTGATGACAACTTCTAACGAAGCTAACCTGACTACTGTGCGTGAGCTATTCAAAACCAAAGAGCATATCACTGCTTGGGAAGTTAACTTCCTTGGTAGCATCGAAGGTCAGATGAAGCGAGGTTCTATCCTTACTGCTAAGCAGCAGGCTGTGCTTGATAAGATGGCAAGGAAAGTATCTGACATTCTCGAAGATCAAGATGATGACATTGACCTTAGTGGCGATGCTTACAGGAATAACTAACTTACATTGGAGCAAACAATGGGACTTAAAGAAATTCTAGCAGCTAAGAAGGCTGCCGCCGAAGCCGCTGCGCAAGCTGCTACTACACAACCGGAGCAAGCTAATGAAGCCAACAATACTAACGTCGCTACTAGCCAACCCGAGCCAGTGGCCGCGTCCGTCTCTCCTTTGGCCGACATTAGCCCCGCTCAAGAGCCTGCTGCTGTACCTGCAAGTGATAGACCGCTGACCTTTGCAGAGAAGCTAGCTCTCAAGCGCCAAGGTGTTACTGCTGCACAAGCTGTACCGCAGGTTCCTAAGCCAGTGACGCCAGTAGCTATTGATCCTGCCATGATCCCAGAAGATCCAGCAGATGCTCAGGCTTACGTTGACATCAAGACAAAGATTCATGAGCTTGAGAATAAGTTTGACGACGACCTCAAAGGTGCAATGTCTGAGCTTAAGCAGGCACTCAAGAAGAATCCCAATGCAGCAGAGCTTATGCTTGATGCTGATGTAGGCAAGATGGTTACTGCTCTTCGGCGCATGACTCATGTTGCTCAGGTGGAAGCTACTACTAAGACCAAGGCAGGCAAGACTAAGACTGCTGCTAAGGCTAAGGATGCAGTGCTTACCAAAGAAGAGATCGAAGCAGCCTTCAACGAACTCTAAGCAAATATAAATAGGAATCACCATGAAATATGTTTGTCACTTCAAAGAAGCTCCTGACTCTCCGCAGTGGGAAGAGGACTTCACTACTAAGGCAGCCGCTGATAAGAAGGCACTGGAAATCTTCTTGGATGGTGGCATTGCTATTGTGATCGAGGTTCCTACTCCCGACACAAGCAACATCGTTTTTGCTTCTCCTGCTAAACTCAACGAACCTAAGGATATTTAACATGCCCCGCGCTACTAAACCTAAGACCCAGACTCTTTCTAATGCACAGACCATTGCAATGTTTGCTAATTGGGTTATGCTTAATCCTTTAGAAGATTACACTCCCGTTGACATGGCAATTGCTTCTGTGCGAGTACAAGGACAGCCTATTTATGCAGAGCAGCCAGCTTCTGCTCCTGCTCCTATGCTTTATCGTGCACAAGCTTTGATTGAAGGTGATCGCCAGCAAGACTACGGTGACAAGCTTCAGAACTTCTCGCAGATTGCTATGCTGTTCCAAGGCTCCCTTGCTATGAAGCTGCAACCTAATGCTCGCATCACACCTGAGGATGTTGCAATCCTTATGATGCAAGTCAAGATTGCACGCCTTGCTAAGTCCCCTGACCACAAAGATTCTATTATGGATGTGGCTGGCTATGCTGGCTGCTTCTCCATTCTTCAGGACGAACGCACTAAAGGTAAGCAGTTGCCCGGTGCTATCGTAGACCCTAGGAGCTAACATGGCAGTCATCAAAGTTTCTAAGAAGTACAAGAGCTTGAGCTACGTTAACATAGCTCAAGCTGAGGTAGATAGCTACAAGCAGCACATGATTATCTCTTCTAAGGAAGAACGTGATGCGCACAACGCTGCTATAGAAGCCAAGAAGAAAGCTAAGCACCAGCAAAAGCTTGACAAATATAGAAAGAGCTACGGTGGATAACTTCATCCCTATCCGCTTGTCTCATTCCACGATGGAAATGTTTGACCGTTGTGAGCGTCTCTTTCAGCTTGAGAAGCTTCTGGTTACAGATTCTGTACGGGATGAGAGTGCTGACCTTTCATTAGGTACAGCCTACGGTGTCGGTGTAGCAGACTACCTTGTAAACCAAGACCCTGAGCGCGCACTCTATAATGCATGGCTTGCATATTGGCCAGAGATAGAGACTGATAAGAAGTCAGTAGCGCATATGTCAATGGCTTTGCAGAAGTCTTTTCCCGCTCTCGACACGATGTTACGCGATTACGAAGTCGTGGAGTTCAATGGCAAGCCAGCAGTAGAACTTAGCTTCCGTGTTAATATCAACGCCCACTACTACTATGTAGGATACATGGACGTGGTTCTTAGGAATCGCTGGGATGGCACTTGCGTAGTGGTAGATGCTAAGAGTACAGCCTTACAGCTTCTTGACCTTTCCCCTGTTTACCAGAACTCCGGGCAGGGCTTAAGTTATTCTATTGTCCTAGACCGGATTGTAGGTGAGAAGCTTAGCAACTATGCAGTAGGTTACTTTGTTGCACAGCTAGGCAAAGACTTCAAGTGTGAGGTTAAGCCGCTTATCTTTTCTAAGACTTTGCTTGACAGGCTTAACTGGTTTATCCAGCTAGGCATGGACATTAAGCGACTAGAGTTCGCAGAAGAGATGGGCTTCTATCCTCGCAGGGGCGGAGCTTGTCTTAAGTACAACAGGCCATGTAAGCACTTTGGTGTTTGCACTCTCTCAAGCATGGACATTCCACGCAAGCGAGAAGAAGATACTATTGAGTATGACTTTGTGTTTGACCTTGAAGATCTTATTGACGACCACATCCTTCGTATTAACTCTTAAGGAAACTATGAGCAACTTATGGATTAACTGGAGATTCGGAACTAGGCATTTGCAGATTGGTCCTGATGGAATTAGCTTTGCAATTAATTCATACTACGTAGCCAATCCTCCAAGTAAGTGGTTCGAAAGGTATTAAAATGGCTATCAAGTTGATGACAACCGTAGAGGATGGGCTTGGCACAGTAGGCAAGTCTGTAGTAGCTGACACTGCTGAGGATTATGCAATCTTGCAGACTATCTTCCAACGTGCTGGCAATCTCTGGCCTGATGCACCAGCTTCTGCTAAGCGCATTATTGATCTTGTAACCAATGGACAGGTCATGCAGAATTATGACCACGAAAGGAACTCGCTATGAGAAAGTTTAATTTTGAGCTGGCAATCCTTGGCATGAACGCCATGTATAACTTGCCTATTGCACAGTATCCCTCTCTCGACAAAGAGATTAACTGGCAGCGTAAGACTTTCCCAGATCAGATCAAGGATGATACTCTTGGACAGTATGCAGTAGCTAAGCGACTTATTGATTTCTTTGCTCAGCCTAAGAGTATCCTAGCAGATGAACTTGAAGAGCACGTAGACCTTGTAGGTATTTTGACTAAGGCTCAGTTCAACGAAGGGGATAAGATGGATTTCCTAGTAGGTCTTGCTGATCTTCTCGGAGACATTCAAGTCTACTGTGCTTCCGAGATGGCTCGCTTCGGTATCCCTAATTCTGAGGTGCTTGAGATTATCATGAAGTCGAATGAGTCCAAGCTCGATGCAGATGGTAAGCCTATCTACAATGAGCAGGGTAAGTTCATGAAGGGGCCTAACTACTGGAAGCCAGAGCCTAAGATTCGTGAGCTGCTTCTCTCGCTTGCTTCCTGAGAATGCTTCTACGTTTGGACATGGCGATGTCGCTCAGTCCTAAACTCCTGAGCGTAGATAATCCTGGTAGTAGCCACTTTGAGCAGAGTATGTCAGAAGTTATCCTAAGCATGGAAGCTAGGAACTCTCGCACCTATGCTCAAGCTATTACAGGCTTGATTAGCATTATCAACATCGGCCTGCATTCGGAGCAGTCGTTTATCATTTCCCAGCAAATGGCTTCTGTTCTTTGTGAGTCTGCTCCTAGCAGGTTCACAATGGAGAAGATCGAAGCTGACGTTAACATGCTGTTCAGAATCCAGAACGCAGAAATATTAAGGAATCGTAATGAACCTCCTAGAACTTAAGAAGGCTACAGCCAGAGTTCAGCCTAACCATTCTATTCTTATCTATGGTCCTCCGAAGATGGGCAAGACTAGACTGGTGGGCACCGCTGCTAAGATCAAGGAGATCACTAAAATCTGGTGGTTCGATCTTGAGAATGGCATCGAGACTCTGCTTAACATGGGCCTGACAGACGAAGAGCTGGCTAAGATTGTAGTGATTAAGGTTACTGACACAAGAGATAACCCGATAGCTATCGAGACTATGCTCAAGGCTCTCACTTCCAAAACAACCCTCGACATTTGTGAGGTTCACGGAAAGGTAGATTGTGCTGAATGTAAGAAGGCTTCTGCTGGTTTCGTTAAGTTTAGGCTGGGTGATTGCACTCATAATGAGCTTGTGGTTATTGATTCCGGCTCCCAGCTCGGAGATTCTGCTATGGGCATGGCTTGTGTTGGTAAACCTAATATGTTTAAGCCGACTTTTGATGAATACGGGATGGTCAATAAATGGCTGGGTGATTGCTGCTCTGTTATTCAGCAGTGTGCTACTACCAATTTCGTGGTTATTACTCATGAGATCGCACTAGAAGATGACGAAGGCAAAGACAAGATCGTACCGCTGATGGGCTCTAAGCAGTTTAGCATGAAGTGTGCTAAGTTCTTCGGTAGTGTAGTCTATGCTCACAAGAAGATGAACAAGCATGTGGCAGGCAGTTCTTCTACCTACCGCAGTGACCTTTCAACAGGTTCCCGTATTAACGTAGCATTGGAGAATATCAAAGACGCATCTATGACCGACATTCTAATCTCAGGAGGAGTTCTCAAAGCTTCTTCTACTGCTGACACAGCGCAGGTTTCACAAGAACCAGCTACTGTGGAAGCGAGCAAACCTGCACTCTCATTGGCCGAGAGAATTGCAGCAAACAAGGCCGCTAAGTAACTTAACCTTTTCATTTTTCATTTAGGAAATTATCATGTCTGACAACAAAATTCTTGACCTCGACGCTCTGATGGACACCGAGATGGGCTCTGTGGAAACACTGCCAGATTATGTTACCCCTTCCAAGGGTATCTATGTTCTGAAGGTGGTTGACGCAGGTACTAAAGAACGCAAAGCTAAAGACGGCACCAAGACTACTGGCCTTAACATCACCTACGCTATTGTCGAAACCAAAGAATCTGAGGAAGCACCATTCCCTAATGGCTCGATGTTCAATGATCGTTTCACTGCAACCGAAGATGGTCTGGTCTACTTCAAGAAGCGCGCAATGCAGATTCTGAACGTGCCTGATCTTGACGGTGTGAAGCTGCGTGACGTGTTCGATGGTCTGAAAGAAGCTGAGCCATTCAACTGCGCTATTACTATCCGTAAGACCAAGGCAGAAGATGGCAAAGAATACGACAACATCAACGTCCGCCCTTTGCACGAAGCTCCTAAAGGCTAAGCCCTAGGCGAGTAACGCTAATGCCATTTACAGATCAAAAGTTTGTAGATGGCATTCTCATTTATTCCCCTCGATTGTTACAATAAAGAAAGGAAGCTATGCGAGTTCTTCTGAACTACGAAAAATCCGAGAAGGATTATCTTGGCGGCATTGCCTATATGTTTCGTCAGCTTGGCATTGATGCAGTATCTACTGCCATGAACCTTACCATCAGTGAGCTTATGAGCAAAGCTAAGGTGGCTGGTTGCAATGCTATTGTGTGCTGCAACGAGCAGACTCTTCGTTACCTTGTTCCCGGAGAAGCACCTACTGTAGATAAGTGGAGAGGCACACGTCTTAACTTTGACTTCCCTACTATCATCATTAACAAGCTGGCTCATATGCACACTGTGCCTCATGGCAAGTGGTTGCTGGAGAAAGACCTTAACAAGCTGCGTAAGATTCACGTAAAAGCCAGCGCTTTCAGCTATAAGAAGATCATGGACCGCTATGCTATGAGCATGGTACTTGATGAGCTTAAGGATGCTATCTTCCTTGCACATGACATTGAGACTAAGACGCTTCCTGGCCCTTCTGAATTAGAAGGCGGCACTACGCTCATTACTTGTGCAGGCTGGACAGCAGCATTTGCAGATGGTACTCTCAAGACCTATGTGCTCCCTTTCATTGACTACGAAGGGGATCATTGGCCCGATGACAGAGACTATATTGCAGCAGTCAAGTTCATGCGCTCTGTCAATGCTTTGCCTATTCCTAAGGTAATGCACAATGGCATGTATGATGCAACGCACCTTATCCGCTACCATTGCGAGCCGCATCATTACACGCTTGACACAATGTACTTGTCACATTCTGAGTATTCCGAGCTGCCTAAGTCTCTTGACTTCGTAGCATCGCATACTCTGTATGACTATGTGTTCTGGAAGGATGACGCTGATCAAGCTGCTAAGAAAAAAGATCAAGAGAAGTATTGGGCATACAACGCTAA